CAGTAACTTCTGCTCAGTTTTTGCGCGGTAATGGTTCCAACGTAGTTATGTCGGCTATTCAAGCGGCTGACGTCCCGACACTCAATCAAAACACAACCGGCACTGCTTCTAATGTGACTGGCACAGTCGCTATTGCTAACGGCGGTACCGGTGCAACGAGTGCGGCAACTGCTCTTAGTAACCTTGGCGCATATCCTTCTAGTAACCCAAACGGGTATACCAGCAACACCGGTACCGTCATTAGCGTTTCTGGAACGGGGACAATAAGCGGTCTTACCCTTACCGGCACGGTTACCAGTAGCGGGTCATTAACTCTTGGCGGCAATTTGAGTATCACTGCCGACATGATTTATAACGTTTTTACTGCTACCGCTTCACAAACCACTTTCACAACGAGCAACACTTACACCAGTGGAAAAATTAGTGTTTATTGCAATGGCATTCGAATGGTTAATGGTTCAGATGTGACTGTAACTAGCGGCACTTCAGTTGTTTTTGCCACGGCGTTGACTGCTGGTACTAGAGTCGATTTAGTCTACCCAATTTAAGAGGGCCAAATGCTTGACGAAGTCCACCTTGCCAAATCTGATAACGCTCACTTTGATAAACGTTTCGATGAAGTAATGGAACAACTTAAACAAATGAATAACGCATTTGCTCGCAATTCTGATGGTTCAATTGATTTTGACGGGCATCGTAGATATCACGAATCCATGATTGCGGCGGCAGAAGCGCAGACACTATTCTGGCAAGAACTCAAACTTGAGATTGCCAAGAAGGGGGTTTGGGGTTTGCTTATTATTATCTGCGGATTAGTGTTAGTAGGTCTTTCAACAAAACTAGGATTGGGAGGTGAATAATGGAGCAAGAAAGTGCAAAAGAAGTAGCGGGAAAATCAATTGGTCGGTGGGGTTTGCTTGCTATTACCATCATTGTTTTAATTGGTGTGGCATCAAGTGTGATGCTTGAAGAATCTAAAATTGCCGCAGTTATGGGCTTGCTAGGGGCTTCTCTTGCGGCTCTTATTAACATGATGAACGGCATTGCCGGGACAAAAGACAAAGAAGAAAAACCCGAGTTCAAAGTTATTGACGGTTTAATTCAACGGCTTGACCAACGAGAGCCGCCAATGCAAGTAACGGTAGATGGCGACAAAGTGACCGTTTCTAAAGGTCACGACACAGTAACCATGAAGAAAGAGGAATCATAATGCTACCAATTGCCGCACTATTAGATGTGGGAATGAAAGTTCTCGACAAAGTATTGCCTGACCCGGAAGCCAAAGCACGGGCGCAAATTGCTCTTATGGAAATGCAACAAAAGGGTGAACTGGCGCAGATTCAGGCTGATACCGCAGAGCAACAAGAACTGACTAAGCGGTTGGAAGCAGACATGACTTCTGATTCTTGGCTATCAAAGAACATTCGCCCTATGACGCTGGTATTTATTCTCTTGGCTTACTTCTTATTTGCCATGATGAGTGCATACGGCTATGACGCAAACGAGGCTTATGTGACTTTGCTTGGACAATGGGGAATGCTCATTATGTCGTTCTACTTTGGCGGCAGAACTCTTGAGAAAATTCTAGCCATGAAAGCAGGAAAAAATGAATTTAACCCCTAACTTTACGCTTGACGAATTAACTCGCTCAGAAGCCGCCGCCCGTAATGGATGGGACAACACACCGAACGAGCAAGAATTTGAAAACCTAAAGCGGCTGGCTCAATTGTTGCAAGAAGTAAAAGCGGCAGTTGGCGGGAAGCCTGTAATGATTAACTCAGGCTTTCGGTCAAAGCAGATTAATGATGCAGTAGGCTCGAAAGACACTTCTCAGCATCGGCTTGGTTGCGCCGCAGACATTCGGGTTCCGGGCATGACACCTCGGCAAGTTGTCGAGGCTTGCATCGCCGCCGCAGTACCTTTTGACCAAATTATTTTAGAGTTTGATTCTTGGACTCATATAAGCGTACCCAACACGGCTACGACACCGCCAAGAGGTCAGAAATTAATTATTGACCGCAAAGGTGTTCGTTTATTTGCTTAGTAGGTAATTGACCATTACTAGCAAATCCTCCTCAGAAACTCCATAGTGGCGAGCAAAAGCCTTTTTCCCCATTCCATGCACCCCACTATTGCCCCGGTGATGCTCGGGACATAGGGGTATCACTTCAGCTGTTTCTCGCTTCTCACCATACCGGCGAATGTGGTGAATTTCGGCAGGCGTTTGGCCTAACACTAGATACCGACAAAGTATGCAGCCCAAAGAGGCAACTTCGTCATACTGTTTTTTTATGTTTTTCTTCGACACTGTAGAACCACGTTAAAATTAGTCCTTCGAAATGAACCATGCAGTTTCCACGAAACTCTAGGTCACCGTTACCCTTCAATTTTTCGATTCTCGATACCGACATTCCAGCGTCAGTATCTCCCGTCACAATAAGAACCGAAAACCTAGGGGTGCTTGCCAAAGTTTTTAGCAAAATGAATTGACCGGTTCCAAATTTCTCATTTGGTCTTTTCCATTCGCACACTAAAAAATATCCATGCCGTTCATAAACCATATCTAGGTTAGATGGCAAAAACTTTGGATGCTCTGGAATTAGCCCTGCTAAATCTTTGAAGTCAAGATGCTTGGCATCTGGATTTCTCATCAAGATTTTTCTCCTTTGACTGTTAAGCCAGCCCAAGTTGTTGCATTTTTTGCAACCTGTCGGTTTTCTTGACAAGTTGGTTGCGTGTAGAGTGGTTGCCATTCCTCTGTTTCTTTGTGTAAAGACACGCCTCGCTGGCCATGAAAACCTTTATAGTAATAAGCCACAGGCTCTTGCTTCTCTGCCTGCTCGATGGCTTGGCGTAGTGCGTCAATTTCCTCTTGCATACGGTCACGAATCATCTGCTCACTCACAATGCCCTCGTGGTCTGGGTGTTCTTCGCATCGCTCTTGCCATGTTTTAATCATGTCTCACCCCTCGCTCTAATTGCTTCAGCGCAGTCCTTAGCTTAGGTTTACGGTCTTTAATACGATTAAACGGGTCATGCCACTTGATTGCAGAAGGTTTGGGTTTTTCCTTGTATAACAAAACATTATTTGGCCCACGAGACTTTTGCATTTCTCCACGGTCTACCATACGTTCAAGTTGTCTCCGAGCAATTTTTTCCGAAAACTTTTTCTTTTTTGCATACTCTTTAATAGTTACCGCATTTATTGTTTCTTTACTCATTTATTTCTCCCGATAAAACTCTTTGATAATCCTCAATATCCATCTCTATTGTCTTAAAAGGGTGTTCGCAATTTAAGCAAACCCTTTTGCGTTCAACGTAAAAAAAATCATAGGCAGGGTCATAAAAACTTCGAACATCTTTTGTCTTGATATTTTTGCTTTCGCATTTTGGACAATTCATTTGACGTTTTTCTTTATTTGGTTTTTTATTTTCATACTGTTGCTCTACCTTCTGCTCTTGCAGTTGACTCTAGCGACCGCCAAACTTCTATCTTTGCTTCTGCCGCTATCATCAACCAACGTAACCTTTCAGCCTCAGAAACTGCTTGTTGCAAGGCAACCAAGTGTTTTTTGTAGTCTGGGTGAGAGTAGGCATAGGTTTCTTTCGCTGACTCGGTCTTTTCTGATGACTGAGACATAAGCATTGCCTTCAAAGACTTTCGAAACTCCATCATGTATACGACATTGGCTTTTGCTGATGCATAAGCGTTTGCGTTATCTCTTATAAAATCCAATGCTTTAAACGGGCTGATATCTTCGTTCTGCATAATCATGCCTCTTGAATAATGATTCGATAGCGAGTTCCAAAACGGTCTTCTACAAAAATCGTTTTTATGGTGGATTGCAACTCACCTTCTAGGCCAAGGTCATACTGGACATGACCAACAGATGAAAACAATCTTTCTTGGTCTAGCACTTTGAGTTCTGTTGCAATTAGGTGTGCGATGTAATCGCAATAAACTGGCTTGGCTTTTTTCATGTTTTTGTCCCTATCATTTGGCGAAGTTTTTGGATTGCTTCTGCTGCTTTTTTCTTGTTTCGTGCGAGTTCTTCTTCCGTGTAGGTATGCTCTATGACATAGGTCTGCGGCGGTACGTATGCATGGCGCATTAACTCAACGAACTGCGGAAGTGATGGCGGGTCTACTGGCAAATTCTCAAGCACCTTTTTTATGGTCAACGGTGAATTGGCATACCAGCCCAACTTCTCAGCCCAATGATTCATCGCATTGACCACACC